ACGACCACGAACAAATTAATTTTGTTTACTTCGGAGATGTGTGGGAACGTTTAAGCAACGGAGAGGTAACTTATCCGGCTATGTTCTACACTTTAACGGGTGCAACTATAAACGCTAAAAATATTACTTATAATTTTAGCCTTTATTTTATGGATAGAATGCTAATGGAAGAGAGCAACGAAACGGAAGTTTTGTCTGATATGACATTAGTAGGTCAGGATATAGTAGCGCAGTTAAGATACCCCAAAGCTATATGGGATATTGGCGAAACTGCACCTATGACTTATTTTACCGAAAGCGACCCTGACTATCTTGCCGGAGTTAAGATAGATATAACAATGGAATTACCATACTTAAATGACCGATGCCAAGTTCCGAGCATCTATAATTATACAGAATGATAGGCAAAAAGATTAACCAATTAGCTACTGAGTTAGCTCCTGAGAGTACAGATTTAACTATTATAGGTGACCCGACAACCGGAGTAAGTAAGAAGATTACTATTGCGCAATTAGGGGCTATTTTTAGCGGTGCAGTTAGCTTTTATACTAACCTTGCAGCCTTCCCCGTGACTGGCGATATTAACGTTATTTATTGCGCCAAAGACACCCAGAAACTTTACTTATGGTCTGGCTCTGCTTATACCGAAGTATTCCCTTCACAAGCTTTGTTAGATACTTATCAGCTAAGAAGTGAGAAGGGCAACGCTAATGGCTATGCTTCTTTGGATAGTTTAGGTAAAGTACCTATCAGTCAGCTACCTAGTTCAATTATGGAATATAAGGGAACTTGGAATGCAGCGACTAACACACCTACACTTGCAAACGGAACAGGAGACACAGGAGACGTTTATATTTGTAATGTAGCCGGAACAGTAAACTTTGGGGCTGGTCCGATTAGTTTTGCAGTAGGCGATTATGTGATTTATTCAGGAACTATATGGCAGCGTTCAAGCGGTGCGGTGGGTACTGTAACAAGTGTAGCTGCATCTATTACAGGAAATAGCGTTTCGATAAGTGGTTCTCCTATCGTTACATCAGGCACGTTGGCATTTGCTTTTGCAGGTAACGCTACTCAGTATGTGCGAGGCGATGGTCAATTAGCTACCTTACCTACAAATGGTGGTGGTGGTGGTGCTTCTGTTTCTTACTATTTAAACGGCTCTATCAATCAAGGTACAATAGGCGGTGTTACTTATTACGAAATGAATAAGACCCCTATTATCGGAGCAGGTACAGATTTTACTACAAGCTCAAACGGATATATTGCATCATTTTTAACTGATGCTAACGACCCTGCTTTATTGAATATTCCTGCCGGAAACTTTAATTTTGAAACATATTTTGAGGCTTCAAGCGGTGGTGGTAGTCCAACTTTTTATATTGAGTTGTATAAATACGACGGAACTAATTTTACACTAATTGCTTCTAATAGCACAAGCCCTAAGTTAATTAATGATGCAACGAACATAGAGGCTTATTTTAGTGCCTTAGCAGTTCCGCAAACAACTTTAACTTTAACGGATAGGTTAGCTATTCGCATCTATGTTACTACGGCAGGTAGAACGATTACTCTACACACAGAGAACAACACACTTTGTCAAGTTATTACTACGTTCACAACAGGCTTAACGGCTTTAAATGGCTTGACTGCACAAGTACAATACTTAGCGACAGGTACAAGCGGAACTGATTTTAACATAGCTAGTGCAAGTGCTACACATACTTTTAATCTACCTACGGCTTCGGCTACTAATCGCGGTGCTTTGGCAAGTGCAGATTGGACTACGTTCAATAATAAACAAAACGCTTTAACTTTAACAACAACGGGTTCAAGTGGTGCTTCTACCTTAGTAGATGCTACTTTAAACATTCCTAACTATACATTAGCAGGACTAGGTGGAGTTCCAACAAGTAGAACATTAACAATCAATGGTACTACATTTGATTTAAGTGCTAACAGAACTTGGAGTGTAGGAACAGTAACGAGTGTAGCTGCTTTAACAATCGGAACTTCTGGAACTGATTTAAGCTCAACTGTTGCAAACGGAACAACAACCCCTGTAATTACTTTAAACGTACCTACTGCGAGTGCAACGAATAGAGGTGCTTTAAGTTCTACTGATTGGACTACTTTTAACAATAAGCAGAACGCTTTAACCAATCCGATAACAGGTATAAGTGCAAGTGGCAGAGTAGCGTATTTTAATGGAGATACAAGCATAACAGGTTCAAGTAACTTTTTTTGGGACGCTACTAACAATAGATTAGGTATCGGTCTTAACAATCCTCAAAGAACGCTTGAAATTCATAACGCTACTGCTGATAGCCAATTAAGAATAAGTGGAGCTGCGCCTAGCGTATCATTAGGCGAAGCAATTACAGGTGCAATATATCAAGCAAAATTCGGTCTTATTACTGCAAACGGGCAATATGTTACGGGTGGTGTTGCAGGAGATTTCGTAATGATTTCTCAAACGGGTGCTACTATATTCGCTACAAGTTCTACTGAGAAGATGCGTGTACAAGCATCGGGTAATGTTTCTATTGGAAATACTAACGATACTTTTAGACTTGATGTAACAGGTACATTAAGAGCAACAGGTGCAGCTACTTTTAGTAGTAGTGTAACGGCTTTAAGTTTAGATGTTATATCTTCAAGTGGAGTTGGCAGTTCAACTGCAAGTGGTTTAGCAAGATTTATTACCGCAGGAACAACTACTGGTATTAGCGTAGGTCAATCAAATAGTGCAAGAAGATTAGATATATTTAGCTATGCAATAAATGTAACAGGAGAGTCATTTTTCTTATCTACACAATCAGCGCATTCAATAATTTTTGAAACGAACACAGCCGAGCGTATGCGCATAAATAGTGTAGGGGATTTATTATTTGCAGGTTCTACTACAACATCAAATCAAGCATTAATAACAAATGACGCTTCATTTTTAAAAATTTATGCTTCAAATTCTTCCGCACCATCAAAAGGTATTGCATTTCATTATTCAAATGGAAGCCAAACACCGGAAGCTATGCGCATAACAAGTGGGGGGGTTCTAAAAATTGGAAATGGTGGTACTGCTGACGATGGTTTAAATCCGGGCTATAAAAATGTAGCAATCTCTTTTAATAATTCTCAAAATAGAGGAGAAATACAAGCAGTTCAACAAGGCTTATTAGTATATCCATTAATTTTAAATGGTGCAGGTGGTAATGTTGGGATTGGAACTTACAATCCAAGTCAGAGGTTATCAGTAAGGTCAGCAGATAACACATCAGCTACAAATATTGCTCGTTTTGCAGCAGAAAATAATACACTTGCTATTGGTATAGGATATGAAACTATAAGACAAACAGAAACAGGCGGTAGTTTATTCTTTGAAACCAACGGAAGCCCACGTATGATAATAACAAGTGGGGGTAACGTTGAAGTAAGAAATCAATTACACGTTGGAACTTCAACTACTGGTAATTTTGTAATTATTTCAGATAATCAAGTTCAAAGATTAGGTGGTGGAACATTATTTATTAATAATTCTAGTACTGGGGATGTTTCAATAAATATTAATGGTGGTGGCACTTTTGTTAATGGAACAAATGGTTATGGTAGAGCAGTAACAAATTCATCTGACGAAAGAATTAAAAAGAACATTGTAACAATTGACAATGCGTTAGAAAAGGTAATAAAAATGAATGGTGTTTATTATGAATTTAATTCTCAAAATAAACTTGGTGTAAGTGTACCAAGTGAACAAAAAAGAATAGGCTTAATAGCTCAACAAATTGAACCAATATTACCCGAAGCTGTATTTACACCAAAAGAAGCAAATGCACCAAAATCAATTGATTATAGTGGAATGATTGGTTTATTAATAAACGCAATACAAGAACAACAACAACAAATTGAACAATTAAAAAACAAATAAAAATGGCAACAACTTACAAATGGGTAATAAGCGCACTTGAATCATACCCTAAAAATGCAGAGGGTTTAACAGACGTAATCTGTGTAGTACATTGGCGTTATCAAGCGCAGCAAGTAGAAAACGAAAAGACATACTTTGCTGATGTTTACGGAACGTTAAGCGTAGCTGCTCCTGACCCGGCAAACTTCGTACCTTATGAAGAGGTAACCTATGAAATGGTATGCGGTTGGTTAGAAGCAGGACTTGACAAAGAAGCCTTAGAGCAGAACCTAGATAGCCAGATAGCAGACCAAATCAATCCAAAAATTGTAACATTACCTTTGCCGTTTAGCAATCCACAATTATCTTTACAAACAAAAACAAACGAAAATGAAGAACAAACAACTACTCCAATTAGTGAGCAACCTTAATGCCGTAATCGGTAACAGCGAAACTAAGACCCAAAAGAAGCTCGTTAAAATTTATGAACGAGTTAAAAAACATCACGAGGACTATCAAGCCGAAGTTGAGATTTTGCGTTTAGACAATGCTCAGACCGATGATAAGGATTGTTTACTGCTTGATGACAAAGGTCAGTATCGATTCTCAAAGGAAGGCATTAAGAAGCTGACAAAAGATATTGAAGCCTTAAATGATAAAGAATTTGATTTTCAAATAATTAACGTAGTCAATCCACAAGGCTTGGAAGATTTTACCTTCTTACAAGATTGGACTACCGGCATAGAATTTAACAAACAAGAAGAAGAAGAACTATAAATGGAAAATAACCACCAAGCAGACCAATCAACAATGGTATCATTAGTAAGTGCAACAATTAGCATTACAAGTATTCAACCACTATTCACATTGATTGCAAGTTTGGTGGCTATTGTTTCTGGCGGTATGGCTATCCGATACTACTACAAAATGACTAAGAAACTAAAATGAGATTAATACTTTTAGCTTTATTACTTACTTCGTGCGCTTCTGTAAAGAAAGCATCGGAGCGTCTAGATAGCACAGTAGTCAAAACATTTGATTCTGTGCGCGTAGTCGTTTTAGATAGCGTTACTAAAATAGTAGAAAAGGAAGAGTATTTTACCAAGACCATTACTTACTACGATACTTTGTGGGTTACTAAGGATAGTATGATAACAGTACCTAAGTACACCGAGACCTACACAAAAGGCACAAAAGAGAAGCAAACGGATAGTAAGCAGACCAAGACTGACTCAATGGCTCTAAATCGCACAGAAACAACCCAAATTTCGAAGATAACTAAAAATAAGGATAAGTCCTTTGGCGAGTTCTATAAGGCTCTAATAGCCCTTATATTGATAATAACGCTAATCTTATTCTTTTGGAGACGTAAATAATATGGCAAAAGCAGCAAAAAGCGTAAACGTATCGGCTAACCCGTTACCTATTACATTCAAGGAATTTAGTAAGAACCCTGTTGTTGGTATGCTATTTTTATGTATCTGTGGCATCAGTTATTTGTATATAGACAACGCAAAGCGTAACGAAAAGCAAGACGAAAAGATAGGGAGCTTGTATGAAATGGTGCGTAAAAGTGATAGCAGCAACGCAGCAAGTACGGCTCGTTTAGAAATGGCAGTAGACTTAAAGGCTCTAAAAAAGTTTAAGTAAATGCGTTATTTGATATTGGTAGCATTGATAAGTTGCGGAGTTAAACAAGACACGCAATTAGAAACGCTTAAAAATAAAGTAGAACAAAGCCAGATGCAGAGTGTAGAGGTGCAAGGGGTGGCAGCTCAGGATAATAAAAAGGTAATTACTAAGACAGTAAAAACAATAGTTACCTTAAAGGAAACAGTAAAAGAATTAAAAACAGAACTAAATGAAGTTAAGGCTAAATTGGATTCTGCTAATTCTGTCGATACTAATAGCACCAAGTTTCAGCTTCGCCCAATACGTTAAAAAGATAGGCGGTGAGGACAAGATTGTTATTAGCCGGTCAGAAGGCGAGAAGATTAACAACTCTTTTGATAGCCTAACTAATTTAGTAAGCTACCAGAACACCCGTATAGATAGCTTATTAAGAGCTAACATTAAGACAAGGGATAGCTTACGCATTGACTTACTTACCTTAAAAGATACTTTAACACAACGCAATAAAATTGCGATTGATACGTTAAGCGATTATCGAAACAGGTACTATAAAAATATAGCAATTTATGAGCAGTATGAAAAAGCGGTGCAGTTTGAAATAAAACTACACAGGCTTAACTCTGTTCTGTTTGCTATGCTAACTTTATTTTTATACTCACAAATAAATTAAAATGCAATTAAACGACAGAGGCAAAGACCTAATCAAATTATTCGAGGGCTGCAAATTAGTAGCTTACAAATGCAGCGCAGCAAAAGATACTATCGGATATGGTAATACCTTTTATGAAGACGGAACGCCTGTAAAACCAGGAGATAAGATTACGCAACAAAGAGCAAATGAGTTATTTGAAATCATAGCTAAGGACTTTGCTGATAGAGTTAAGCCATTAGTTAAGAGTTCAGTTACACCTAATCAATTCGCAGCACTTACAAGCTTTGCCTATAACGCAGGTATCGGTAACCTTAGAAGCTCTACTTTATTAAGAAAAGTAAACGCTAACCCTAACGACCCTACAATAGCTCAGGAGTTTGCTAAATGGACACGAGCAAACAATAAGGTTTTATTAGGTTTACAAAGGAGAAGAGATGCAGAATCTAAATTATACTTCACACCTTAAATTAAAAATATGAAATGGTTAGCCAACTTATTAGCAGACGAGAGAGGTAGCGTATCTACAAAGCGTGTTATTGCTTTACTATCGGCTTTATTTATTTGTATTACCTTATTAGCTAATAGCTTTACGCATCAAGAGATTGCCCCTTCGGATAAACTTGTAGATGCCGTTATGGTTATTTGCATAGCTGCGATGGGTACTACTACAATAGATAAATTCAGCCAAAAATAAACAATGCTAAAATCAAAACGCAAACGACTATTCTTTGACATCGAAACCTCGCCAAACGTTGGCTTCTTCTGGTCTGCCGGATATAAACTTAATGTAACTGCGGATAGCATAATTAAAGAACGTGCTATCATTTGCATCTGCTATAAATGGGAAGACGAAAAAGAGGTTTA